CTGCTCTGCTGTTTGCGACACGGTAGTTGCCGACAGTGTTCGCTCCAAGTACTGCGTATTATTTGCAGCAGTTGTCGTTGCCGCACCGTTGTTGATCCAGAGGCGGATCACGGTTGCCACGTTAGTGCCCAACGCACGGACCTTGATGAAATCCAAGCGTGAACCATCAGTGGCATCAGCCGTAAAGATCGGGCCGTAGATCGTGCCAGAGGTCAGGTCTGTGGTTGTGTTGGCGGCAAGACCGGGAGTACCCGCTGTTGCGCCTGTGCCGCTTACCCACAATACTTCGGGGACTAACGGAAAAATAGGTGAAGTGTTCTGTGCCATTTACATTGCTCCAATCATCCAAGTATCTAAAAGTGCTTTGGGGCTGGTGCTTCCACCGCCGCCACCGCCTGTGATGTCAACAGTGACTGCGCCGCCAGTGTTCGTGGCTGTTACGCCAGCGCCAGTGAAGTTCAGCGAAGTCGCTGCGCTTGTGAGCGTGGTGCCTTCGTCTTGGACTGTAATTGGCTCACTGGCTCCGACATCAGCAGCGTCAAGCACAACAACGCCAGTCTGACCATTTACGCTGTCAACAGCACCACCGCCGCCACCGCCTTCAGTCCACACAAGGTTTGTGCCATCGCTGCCAATAACTTTTCCGCTATTGCTGGTCTTGGCTTTAATTAGATCAGCGACTTCCACCAGCTCTCTTTGCCGGTCGGTCAGCTTGTCATCACGGCCACCGCCGCCGCCAGTAGGAATGACAATCCAGTCACCCCATTCGCCTGGCGCTTTCTCAAAGCGAATCATCAAGCCCTTGCGCTCAAATTTAGGCATTGGGCCAAGTTCGCCTTGTTGACCCTGAGGCCCACGGGGGCCAACAGGCCCAGCTAGGCCTCGCTCACCTTGTGGCCCAGCCGGGCCAGCAGGGCCAATGTTGCCTTTGTCACCTTTGGGGCCAACAGGCCCAGAATCTCCTTGGACACCTCTCGGCCCTTGTGGCCCAGGAAGGCTTTGACCTTGAGGGCCGCGAGGGCCAATGGGCCCAGGCTCGCCCTGCGGCCCAGGCACAGCCACATTCATGATTCTGATTTCGCCAGGATCACCCTTGTCGCCTTTTGCCGCCTTCTGAGCTCGCGCTTCTTTGGCGATTTCCAGTGCCCTGAGCGCGGCGGCGCGTGCTACTTCATCACGCATTTATGGCTCCCAATAGTTTCTCATCTGTCACCCCAGCTTCAGCTTGCATGGCCATGGCTTGGGCGATGGCTTGCTGCTGCTGCTGGTTCCTCATCTCCTCCATGAGCACGGCACGCTCTGCTGCGGTGTTGCGCACGGCGGCAGGCACGCCCAGCTTGTCGGCCAAGTAGTCCACCAGCATGTCGGTCTTGATAGCGAGCTGGCCATCGGTGCCGAGGTTCTGGCTGATCTGCATGTACTGCATAATCGCGTTGACCTCCTCCATGTTCTGGGCCATGGCCAGCGGGGCTACCGGGGTGACCTTGACCTCCAGGCCGTTGACGCGCAGCGGCATGTCGATCAGGCCGCGCTCGTCCATGACCTCCAGGATCTTGGCGGTGACCGGGATCATGGTCTCGTTGATCAGCCGGCCAAAGGCAGAACCCAGGTTCTGGGCCAGCTCCTTCATGCGCTCGACGATCTCGGTGGCCGAGCGGGCGCTCATGTTGTCGGGCGGCAGCGACTCGTCCAGCAGGATGCGCTTGACGTTGGAGCGCAGGTCGTTGATCACCAACTGGCTGACGTTGAAGTCACCGCTGCGTGGCAGTGGCAGCAGGGCCGGGCCTTGCGAGCCGCCATTGCGTGCCACTGGGATGATGGCACCCGGCACGATCTTGACCGTGTTGGGATTGAGCACCCCATCGTCGGCAGCGGTGTAGACACCCGCCACAGCCAGCGATGCGTTCTTGAGCAGCAGCTCGATGGTCTTGTTCAGCGTCTTGATGTCGGGCAGAGCGGTCATCAGGGGGCCGCGACCGTAAATCTCGCCGGCCACCTTCATGTAACGGCTGATCACCCAGGGGCTCATCTTGCGGCGGCGGTAGACCAGCTCCTGCTTGGACAGCTTGTCGATAACGTGATAGCAGTAGTCGCCACGCTTGTGGTCGTAGATCGTGGCCTCAAGCAGCTCGATGTCATCGGTCGGTTTGTCGGCGATCTTGCGTGCCAAGTCGTCAGGGATCTTGGCATCTGGCCACTGGCGCTGGATGCTCTCGCCCTTCATGCGCATGCGCCGGTAGACGTTGTCCACCTGACCGTTGGCACCCTCCTCGTAGCTCACTAGGAAGAGCGGCACGGGGATGAAGTTGAGCGGGGACACATCGTCGCCGGGCTGCACCATCATGCACGCGGTGCCGACCGCCAGATCCAGCAAGAACTCGCCCATGGCAATGTCGAAGTTGGACTGGTTCAGCATGGTGAACATCTTGTCCTGGTAGACCTCCAGGATGGCCTGCGCCTGCTGCCGGCGATCAGGTGGGATGTCCGAGCCGGCCTCCAGCTTGGCCCACTTGCGCTGTGGCGGAAAGACAACAGACTGCAGCCGGTTGGCAAAGCGCTGGGTGCTGTTGATCGCGGTCGAGTCGAAGACCCGCATCATCTTCTTGCTGCCGGTCGCGCCACCCTCCCAGATGCCGTAGAGCTGGCGCTGGGGCAGGGCGAACTCGTAGGCGTCCTGGTAAAGCTGCTGGAACTCGTCCTTCTTGGATTGAGCTGCAGCCTGTCGCTTGAGGATCTGGTCAGGTGTCAGGCGCATACCGCCCGGTGTGCTCTTGTCGTATTCCATGATCAGTCTTCGTCCTCTTCCAGCTTTGCCTCATGCATCATCTGCTTGAGGCTTTTCATGGGCGCATCGGGCTTCTTGGCGGCCATGTACTTCTCGACCTTCTTGCGCAAGGCAGGCGGCAGCTTGGAGAGCTCGACCTTGTCCTCCATCTCGTTTTCAATCTCGATCTCGACTTTCATTTCTTACCTCCTGCGGCGGCCATGTTGTCCACCAGATTGGGGTATGGCCGGCCAGCTTTGGCGGCCCGGCGCATGGCCATCCGCTTCTCAGCGGACGACAACTCTTTGGGCTTGCCCAGATCCTTGGGCCTCGGTTTGTCCCAGACTTCCTTCATTTCTTGCCCTTCTTCATCTGCTCGGCCTCGCTCATAGCGATGGCCACGGCCTGATCACGGCTGGCCACCTTTTGGCCGCTGGAGCTCTTGAGCTTGCCGGCCTTGTACTCGCGCATGACCTTGTGGACTTTGTCTTGCATCTTGGCCTTCATGTCTTTCATGCTTGCTCTCCTGAAAGTAGGGGTCTTGTGACCTTGCGAGACACAGCACCGAGCTTGGCGGCGCGGCGCTCGCCGACCTCGCGCTTGAATGCGCTCTCTGCCTCAGCCTTCTTGGCACCAAACTGCGAGGAATCGAACTCCTCAATGGTTGGAGCAGTCGGTGCCTCCGGTAGGACAGGGGCTGCCTCTGTGAACTTGGGAATCTCTTTGGGGACGTAATAGGTGACATCAGCGTACTTCTTGCTGCCGTACCAAGTACGCCCGACCATTCGACGTTCTGTCTGCGCCGTAACAGGGTTTGCCTCAATGTCGGCCAGCACCTTGTTGTAGTCCTCCAACTTTTGCTGGTAGGCGGCTTTCTGAGCCTCGTAGGTCGGCAGCAGCGACTCTTTGTAGGTCGCCATCTGCGCCTCAAACGGCTTCATCTTCTCGGCCACGCCGGCTTGGTAGCCGGTGAAGGCGGTCTGATACTCTCCGGTCATCGCATCGATGTTGGCCTTGTACTGCTTGGCCAGCCGGTCGATGTCGGAGGTGCTGCGCCGGGCGATCTGGCGCTGCTTGAATTGGGGCAGGGTGGCCATTATTGAATCCTCATGCCACCGCTGCCTAGATCCATCGCCATGCCCAGCTCGGCGTCCATGCGCTCGCCTGAAAGCAGCGAGCGGCGGCCACCGCGGGTGCGAGCCCTGAGCGATGAGGCCTCGGCGGCAGCGGCCTTGCGGCGTTCCTCGTCGGCAGCGGCCTGCACCTCCTTGGCCTTGCGCTCCATCTCCAGCTTGTTGGTCTGGTAGTTGAGCTGCGACTGCTCAAACTGCTGCCGGGCGGTCTGGGCCTGCTGCTCCAGGGCAGAGCCCTGCTTGGCGTACTCAGCCGTCTGCTTGGCCAGCTCGGTGCGCATGGCGGCCTGATCGGCGGCCTGCTGCGCCAGCATGGTGCGCTGGTCAGACTCGGCCTGTTGCCGGGATTGTCGCGCTTGATTTGCGCTGTATGCGGTGCTGCCGATGATGGCAGCTGCGATCCAAAATGGCATATCTATCCCCTTATCAAAACTTCGTCCATGCCTTCTGCATCTGTCTGATCAGTTGCATGGATGCAGAACCAGACACTGTCTTCATGCGCCACGATCATGTGCTTGGTGCCAGCCCTGATGCTGATGCACGCCGGGGCTCGGTACTCAGTGACTTCGCCGTCCACATCCACAGACACCAGACCCTGGGCCAAGATGCTCAGGTGGTCGTATCTGTGTGAATGCTTCACGGCATAGTGGTTTGCCGGCAGAGTCATCTGCTTGGCGTACACACCAGCCGCAAAGTGATGCAACACATCCAGGTCTAGCTCAATCATGTTCAAAGGATTCTATTGGGATTTGGACAGTACGCAATGGCCTGTATATCTGCGCGATATGCGGTCACGCAAACACATCGAAGTCGGTGCTGGCGCTGGACTGGCCCATGGGTCTGCCGCCGAGCTGGTGGGCACGGGTCATCCGGTTGTACTCGCCGCCGCCCAGCATCAGGTAGCCGAATGAGTCGCCGATGTGTGAGTGCTCGTTCTTGTTGGGCGCGTCCCGGAAGCGCTCCTGGCCAGCCCCGACCGCCACTCGCTTGAAGTGGTAGCCGCCGGCCAGCGCCTTGCGCAGCAGCTTGCACTCGCGGTTGACGATGAGCCCAGGCTTGCCGGCGATCAGGCGCTGCATGGGGGCTGCAGAGGCCTCGCGGCGCACCTTGAAGTCGTTGCTGGCGGTGGGCTGGGCACGCAGGCCCAGGGTCTTGAGGTGGTCAAACGCAGTGACCTCGTAGATCGCGTCCCTGGCCATGCCTGCCGGGTCGCCCCAGATCATCACTTGGTGGTTGGGGTAGCGCTGGTTGAGCTCGCCCAGCAGTTGGTGGCCAAAGCGCTCCAGGCCCATGTCAAAAGTGACGATTTCCTGGTGGATCAGCCACCGGCCATTGGGTAGCCGCTGGCCAATGGTGGCCGCCGGGGTCAGACCAAAGTCAAGCCCCACCTGGATCGGCACCGTGGGGTCGATTTCGGTGTCGCCAGACATGGTCGAGTCCTCGTATTCGGGCCAGACAGGCCGGCCTTCCTGGACATAGGTGTACTCGCCCCCGGCGTAGCAGCGAATCCAGTCCAGATTCTTGCCCAGCAGCATCTGCTGGTAGTAGCCTGGGGGCAAGTTGTGGACATTCTCGGCCATCGGGTTGACCTTCCACCACTTTCCGCTGGCAAAGATGTGGTCGTTGGCCTCGGGCATCTCGGGCAGGTCTTCAACGGCCACCGGCACCACGCCGCCGGGCTGTTTCCAGAACTTCCAGGCGTACTGGCCGGTCATCTTCTCCTTCTCGGCCATGCGGTGCCACCAGTGGTCGTCGTCCATGGGGTTGGTGTCCATCCAGATGCCGTGCCAGGAGGCGCCACCATCGCGCTTGGTGGGGTATCGGCCCACCCGGTGGGTCAATCCGTCGATCACCGCCTTGGGCAGCTCCCTGGCCTCGTTGACCCAAGCCCCGGTCAGCTCCAGCGAGAGCAGTTTTCGGACATCCTTGGGCTGGTCAAGGGCCAAAAAGATGACCTCGCAGTCGATCCCAGCCGCGTCACCACGGGCCGGCAGCCTAATGTGGTGGGTGATGGGCGGCGTCCACAGCATGGGCCCAAAGGTAGCCTCCGGGAACAGGTCGAGCCAGGTCTTGATGGTGGTCGTTTTCAGCATCGGGTAGCTGTTTCTCACCACCGCCCACCGGGTATACCGGATGTTGTCCACCGGGCTGGGCTTTTGCTGCACCGCCTTGATGAATATCTTGCTCGCGCAGCCGTAGCTCTTGCCAGACCCCACCGGGCCCATGATGCCCTGCACAAAGTTCTTGGACTGGATGAAGTCGTATATCACCGGTGAGCTGCTGAAGTCCAAATTCAGCCCAGCCACCGGCACAGACTTGTCCGAGGTTTCCTTGGTTCTAGCCATCATTGCCCCTTGGTGCCACCACGTTGATGTCAATCACGCTGGGCTTGTTGTCGTCGTCAGGGTTGTCCAGCAAGCCACTTGCCTTGGCCAGCAGCCGCAGCACCCCGACCTTGTCATACAGCTCGATCTCCAGCGTGCTGACCCCGTCCTTGTCCGTCCTGACCTTGATGTTCTTGATCGCGTGCAGCGCGTGCTCAGGGATCTTGTCCGATCTCTTCACAGTCACATTGCCGCGGTCATCCCACTCCATGATGTCAGTCAGCTTGGTGTTGGCCATGGACAGCAGCGCATAGGCCACCGCCTCCTTGTTGGCCACAATGGTCGATGAGCGCTCCAGCCGGCGCTGCACCGACCTCACCCCACCCCAGTTGGTCAGGGGAGGGATGACAGTGGACTGCTTAGGTCTTGCCATCAGAACGGTACATCGTCGTCAGACTGCACCACAGCCGGCTTGGGCTGGCCACCCTCCACCAGCTCACCAATGGACAGCGACTGCCACTTCTCACCAGCACTGGTCACCTTCGTCCAGGCACTGAGCCAACGCACCTCACCATTGGGCAGCATGATCTTGCCCTTGGCATTCGGGTGCTTCTCCTCAGTCCGTTTGTCGTTCTTAAACAGCGAACCACTTCCAGGTCTCATTTCGTAAGCCATCACTAACTCCTTTGAAAAAACATTGTCATCGAAAAAAGGGGGAAAATTTCAGCGAAGTCCCCGGACGCTACGGTGTGGGGTGGGGGGGCAAGGGGTCGCGTTCCGGGCGCGGCGTCGAGCGCGGATCGCCTGCACCCGCGCTGGCGCATATAGGTCGGCCCTGGCGGCCTGGGCGCTGGACACCCTGCGGTGACCCAGGCCTGTACAAAACCCATACGTTCGTCTGCGATTTGGACAGATCGATTTAAACGGCCTACAAGGCGCTGGAGCACCGAGTGGCTACCCTGGCCTTGCCTGCACCCTGATCGCGGCTTACAGGTGCCTTCTGATGCGCGGAAACGGCATCGACTCATCTGGCATCAGCCTGCAGTTGTCGGATGCCCTCAGCCAGGACTGCGCTGGTGGGTGTGATGCCCTCGGCTGCGTACAGCGGCAGCAGGGTGTCCAGGCTGTCGGCGATCTGCTCGACGGTCAGTCCGTGCGCGATCAGTTCTTCAACTTCGGAGTTGTGTAGAACAGTCTTTAAGTCTTTAAAAGAATCTCTCTTAATACTCTGTTCCCTTAGTTCTGTACAACCTCCTGAGGTTGTGCCATGAGGCTCAAAAGGTTGTGCCACGCATACAACCTCTGGAGGTTGTGCGTGAGTGCCTTTGGATCGCTTGGCTTTGGCTTGTGCGATCTCCTCCTTCATCTTCTTGGTTGTAACGGTCTCGCCTGTTTTGGGCATGGTTGGCTCCTTCTTGGTTGGTGATTTGAGTGCCTTGGCGATCAGGCTGGCGATGCGTGCCTGACCGGCTGGATCTGGTGCTTGGGACTGCATGGTTTGCTCTTGTTTCATGTACGGTGGCCGGGTGTCTTCGATGCTGCTGGTCAGGCTGATGGCGTCCTCGGCCTTGATGGACGGGTCGAAGATGACCCTCCAGGTGGTGTGCTTCTGGCCTGGGATTGGCCGCTTCATGACCTCCAGGTAGCCGGCTTTGGTGAGCCTGACCAAGTGCTTGCTGACGGCCTGCTGGGTGATGCCCATCTGCTCGGCCAGCCTGTGCTGGCTGACCC